AAGTTAAACCGGATCTAGTTGTTAATCTAGGAGATACTTTCGACACGCACGCTGTTATTAGATCAGAGGTTGTCTCTGAATTTATGAACCATGTCACGCACGTCTTGAACAGCGGCACTGAGTACGTTTATGTCTTGGGTAACCATGACATGTACAAACCAAACGACTCTAAGTACCACGCCCTGCTTCCTTTCAAAAACCAGATACCTAGGTTTCATGTAATCGACTCTCCGACCGATGCGTTTAACCTAACTTTTGTACCGTACACACATGACCCGGCGAAGTTCCCCCAAAAAACTCTAGATATTTGTATCTGCCACCAAACATTTTTAGGCGCAGACTACGGCGCTCTCCTTTCTAAGGACGGAGTAGATCCCAACGCAGTTTCTGCTAAGTTAATAATTTCTGGACACATTCACAAGAGGCAGACCATCGGCGAAAAGGTCGTGTACCCGGGCTCCCCTTTTTCTCAAAGCGCAAACGACATCGATGAGATAAAGGGTATTTCTGTTTTAGACACAGAGACGCTTGAAATTGACTTTATAAGGTGCCCGCTTCCAACATGGCGAAGTCTTACTTACTCTGTTTCTGACTCTTTTTCTGTTGATCACTTACATAGCGCCCTTCAAAGCTCATTAAACGAAAAAGATCATTGGTTTGTAGACGTTTCTGGTCCAAAGCCAGAAATTTCTTCTTACTTAGACTCAAAAAGAGCTAAAAAGTTGATAGAAGGTAAAAATGTTAAAGTTAGAGCGACTTACACTGAGTCTTCTAAAAAACAAGTAAAAATTAGCTCTACTTCTATAGAGACTATAGTAATAGAGTACCTAGACAAGGTCTACTCTGGCTCAATAGATAGAAAAATTCTAAAAGAGCGGGCGCTGCAAGTATTTAAAAACGTTAGGGCTTTTAAGACTGCAACAGATGGTATAATTAATTAAGTGGAGAGTCTAGTTATGACTTTAGACGACAAAGAATTGATGGAGTACGTCGACCAGCAAAGGTGGCTTATGAATAACGGTCTAATATCGGACAGCGTTAAAAATCAACTCTTTTTTTGTGGTTCTATAATTCATAAAGATGTTCAGGCTGTAGAGTTAGAAATAAAGCCAGAGATCAAGCTACTTAACTACACGATTTACTTTAATAAAGACGTGTTAGATAAGATAAAAAGATACGGTGAGCTGTCCACCGCCACCTCCGTTTTTCGTATGTGGCAATTTAAGCGCTTTCTTAAAAAAGAAGGTAGCATGGATTTTCAGCAAATTCTTAGTAAGTTTGTATCAGACTTCTTAGGAACTAAGTGGACTACTAATGTTCAGGTCAAAAACTTTGCTGACTACATAGAAGGTTTTGGAGAGCAAGGTGGAAACCCCGAACCAAGTCAAAGACTTGATAAATCAACTGACGCAAGATGAAGACGAGCGTCAAGAATTATGGTTAGATTACCTTAACGGTACTCCGCTAAACTCTCTCAATAAACGTCTTGGTCAGTTTTTTATTCAAAAAAAACTAGATGACGAAGAAGTTAAAAAGACTCTTTGGCAACTTATAAAAAAAACTTCTTCAGACGATTTCTCTAAGTTTTTAAACTGCTTTTCTAACTATGAACGTTCCATAATGTTCTGCCTCATGGTGGGCCTTTCTGTGCCAGAAATAGCTGAGTACAAGGGTATTTGTCAGGTGCGCGTTAGGCAAACTATTTCTGCCATTAGGTATAATAGCTCATGGAAAGAATTTTATGGCACTAAAAAAGAACCTAACTGAAGAAGAAAAGTACGGTTTAAGCGAAGAAGAGATCAAGCTCGCTACTAAATGGCTTAGAAAACATAAAACTGCTGGTGCGCTTAATGACTTAAGCGCAGCAAAGTTGTTTGAACTTTACCTTTTAGGTGAGTCACTTACAAAAATCGCTCAGCAGTTCCCTCAATTCCCTATCGGTCAAATATCACTAACTGCCGCCTTAAAAGGTTGGGCAAAAGACCGCGACAAGATGATGCACTCTCTTCAGGATCGCGTGAGGGCTAAAGTAGTCAAATCAGTTTTAGAGCAAGTTGACTTTTTAACTGCCATGCTTTCTGTAAGTAACTCTGAGCACCTTGAAACCATGACAAGGTACATAAATGACCCACTAAATAACCCTAAACCAGACCTTCGCATAGGTTCCATTAAAGAGTACAAGGAAGTAGTGGAGACTCTCTATAAGATTGTTTCTGGTGCCACTGGCTCAGACAAGAAAAAAGAAGTTTCTCCTATGTTTAGCGCACTTCAACCGCCGTCCACCAAAAAACAGTCGGCGGTTGAAGATGACTCAGACGAACCGACGTTGAGCCGACGGTTTAATAATGGCACAAAAAACTAGAACTCTATCTTTAGAGAAAGAAACTAAGCTTTTTTTAAAGCCATGCAAAACTCCAAAAGAGCTTGCTGCGTGGATTAAGCGATATTTAAACCTACATTTACCTGACGTCACAGTGTCTAGATACAGCGACACTAACCCTCTTCAGGTTATATGGCAAGTTTACGATATTTGCGTGAATAAAAATAACCCCAATAACGTGCAAGAGTTGCTTTTTGTTGCCGGCCGAGGTTCTGGAAAGACTCTAGGTATGGCCATAGCTGAACTAATGATTCTTCTTCACGACAAGCGAGAAGTGGCCCATGTAGGGGCAATTCTTAGTCAAGCAGAGCGCTGTTATAACTACCAAAAAAACTTTTTACTTAACCGTAAAATAAAACCTTTGGTCGCGCGGCCTGATCTTCCAGAAGAAGAGAGAATTCTTGAAAAAGCTAACATGAGCAAAAGTGTTTTCAACGTTGACGGTGAAAAGTTAACCCTCGAAGTACTGCCTTGTACTCTAAAGGCCACTAACGGACCACACGTACCTCTAGTGGTGGTAGATGAAATCGATACGGTTTCTGGCGAAGGCGTAAAAGCTTTTAAAGAAATATCCGGGATGCTGGATTCTCGGCAGAACAAGAAAGCCCTTCGTGTAGGCATTTCTACCAGAAAATCTAGATACGGGCTGATGAACCAAAAAATAGAGGAAATGGAAAAGACGAGCGACAACACCCGTTCCGTATATAGGTGGACCGCTTTTGAGTTCACGGAGCGATGCCCTGATTCTAGGTCAGGAACTAAAGAAATTGACTTGTGGGTCAACCAAGAAAAAATGGAAGTTTTGTCTAATCAAGAGTTTAGCAAGAAAGACGCAGTAAAAAGAAAGGAGTACTTTCAACATAAGGCTCTAGAAGGCTGCGCTACCTGTCCACTTTTTTCTATTTGTCTGACAGACGCTAAGAAACAAACTTCAACCTCCCCAATGCTAAAAACTATAGATGAGCTTGTTCAAAAGGTTCGATCAGAGGGCGCAGATTGGGCTTTAGCGCAGCTAATGAACTTAAAACCTTCCGTAGAAGGGATAATCTTTCGTGAGTTCGAAGAACGGCTTCACATCAAAACCTGGAACCAAATGTGGCTCACTCTAACCGGCAAGGAGTTCCCTGGCGAGTGTACCCACGATATGTTCATAAAAAAGTGCCATGAACTTCAGATACCTTGTTACGCTGGAATTGACTGGGGATTTACTTCACCAAACACTGTTGTTTACTTTTTTGTAGATAAGCGCGAAAATATATACGTTGTAAAGTGCGACGGGATGACTTATATAAGTCAGCCAACTTGGATTCACCACATAAAAACTAAATATAACTCAATTTATAGGTGTCAACTCTATGTACCAGACTCTGCTGACCAGGGTGCCATCCAAGAAATGAAAAAAGCCGGCTTACCTGTCGCGAATCAGACAGACAAGGGCCAAATAATGACCGGCATACAGGTCATAAAAAAATTCATGAAGCAACCAGGTTCCACTGAACCTAAAATATTTTTTGCTAGAGAAACGTGTCAACCTATTCTTAATGAGTTGAACATGTACCATTACAAGCTTGATGCTGCTGGTACAGTAACTGACGACCCGGACTCTGAATACGATCACTGGATAGATGCACTGCGCTACCCCATGACACTACTTTTTTCTAAGTCAATGATCGTTTTAGGCGGCGGACTCGAACTTGGCATAAACACTAACTTTATAGACAACATGGGTAACTTCAATAGAATGCCGTCGCCTGCCGAGTTCGCGCAAGCAAGAGGTATAAAACTAAATGAGCAGGTTCAAGACACGTCTAATCTTGGAAAAATCGGTAAAAAGTCGGACTTAGATGACCCAGAAGACAGCGGTGACGGTCAAGCTGGTGGGTCGGGCTCTTTTATTTGGAACTTTTAGTATAATAAAATCATGGCTATTTGGGACGACTGGCTAAAAAATAGGATGCGATCAGAGATAGAAGGCCTTTTAAAGGCAGACGGAATCTCTCCTTCTGTCGCTTCTTCTGATTCTGCTAGAAAGACCCTTGCAGACTCTTTGCCAGATTTACCAGAAACAAACCACGATGCAGACAAGCAAATTGGTCGTAAAAGCATAATAGACGACCCATATTTTGACCATTTTGGGCAGCAAATAAATTTTAAGCACAAGATGTCTAGGCTTTCTAATAGAACGCTTAAAGACGTTTCTGTGCGCGATTGGTTAGTTTCTTCTATAATTCAGTGTCGAGTAGATACCTTACTAAGCTTTTCAAGGCCAGAACATAAAAAGTTCGAAATGGGCTTTAAAATAACTAAAAAAGATTCTAAGGCAGCTTACTCAGAAGACGAGCGCCAAGAAATAGCTGCACTAGAAGACTTTATTTATAACTGTG